TGGGCAATTAAAACAAATTTTAATCCAAAGTCCTTTGATGATTCTAGCGTCAAAGCTCTTCAAAGAGACATACTTGACAAATTTACTAAAAGACAGTGTGTTGGAATATCTTTAAAGAAGGTTGTTAAGAAAGTTATAATTAAAAAGATAAACATTACGCTACCGCCTGATGTAGGAGATTATAAAGTAAAAGACATTCTACTCGAAAGCGCAGCAGGAAGTTATTGGAGTTCAAAGGGTGGAACAGTTGTCTATGACGCTGGTAAATTACTCGCAAAAGATAACTCAGCTTTTGGAACAATAAAAGTTGAAATATCAGGTAAAACCGCACGAGGTGGCGGAGCTGGTTGGACGTATATAACAGATGCGGCTAAACAAGTATATGGAGTAAACCTACCAAAGACAGGAATCATATCAGCTGATGCACGTTCTATGGAAAAGGGCGACGCTAAGACAATAGATAAATACTATAAAATATATAAGATATGCTATCCATCTATTAAACAAGAAGACTTTATTAATGAACTTATGCAAAAAGATGCAGTATGGATACACGCCAAATACGGTGTCACTCAATTGCTTTCTTTAATTAAGGGCAACTCAAAGGTAAAAGGAGATAGATTTGTAACAAAATTAATTAACTATGCTGGTAGTCAAACAGAAGACTCTAGCGCATACATTAAAGTATTTGAATAATGAAAACATTTAAAGAACATTTAGAGGAGTCAAAAGAGCTCGAAGAAATCTTTGGAGCTATTCCGTTTAAGATTGATACTCTTAAGTGGTCATCGAAACACAAAGGTAAAAGTCCTAAAGGCAATGACACATGGAAGTTTGACTACAAAGTCCCCGTTCGTGCAATGGGTAGTATGGTTTTAGATGACGGAGATTTCACATTTAAGGGATTATTTAAAAAAGCGGTCCAAGCTTTAGTAAAGCATTTAAAAATATCAGCTGGGCCAAAAGGAATTATTAAACAGGCGAAAGTAGTATTGAAGCCATGAATGTAAAAGATAAAATAGTATTTACACTAGTAATAGGATTAGTAACTTTATTATTTGTTATTACTATAGGAGACTTCTATGTATCTGTTAAAGAGCATAAGCCTGTTGATGAGGGAGTAATTAATTTATTAAAGATGTCAATTACTGGCATCGTTGGAATAGTGGCAGGTTACGTGTCACGAACTAAATGCCCTGGCCACGATGATAAAGACGATGATTGATTTTAAAACATATCTTGCCGAAAACAAATCCGGTAAAAACGTTCACATGACTCACATCGAAGATAGAGTTATCTACGGTGGTGTGAAAGGTGCACGCGAAGCTATCTTTGCTTTGAGAGCAATGAGAGATATGTTAGCTGGCAATTCAGACTCGTCACATAACGTTACAGTAAAATGGGACGGTGCACCTGCAGTGTTTGCAGGAACTGACCCAAGTGATGGTAAATTCTTTGTTGCCAAAAAAGGAATTTTCAATAAGAATCCAAAAGTTTATAAGTCAGAAGCTGATATCAAAGCAGATACATCTGGTGACCTTGCTCAGAAACTAATCATTGCCTTCAATGAATTAAAAGACCTTGGAATTAAAGATGTAATTCAAGGTGATATCATGTTTACGAAAGGTGATCTATCAACTGAATCTGCTGATGGTGAGAAATTAGTTACGTTTCAACCGAACACAATTGTTTATGCAGTGCCAGTTAACTCAAAACTTGGTAAACAGATATCTAAAGCTAAGCTTGGTGTAGTCTTTCATACAACCTATACAGGTGATTCGTTTGAAAGCATGAAGGCTAAGTTTAAAGTCGACTTATCTAAACTAAAGAAGAAACCTTCTGTGTGGTATCAAGATGCAGAATATCAAGATGTAACAGGCAATGCTTCATTATCATCGTCAGAAACTAAAGAAGTAACTACTGCATTATCAAAAGCAGGTAAGATATTTCAAAAGATTGCAGGAACTACACTTCGTTCACTTCAATCAAATCCAGAGTTGGCAGGCCAGTTAGAAACATTTAATAACTCATTGGTTCGAAAAGGCGAAAGAATCGGCTCTCCTGCAAAGCACGTTTCCGATCTACTCTCTTGGTTCGGTAATAAATTTGCAAAAGAAAGAGATAAGAGAAAGTCAGCAAAAGGTAAAGAAGGTGTTGATAAGAAAGAACAGGAATTGATGAAGTTTTTCTCAAAAGAAAACAAAAAAAGTTTACAATTAATGTTCGAATTACAAAATGCTATTGTAGATGCAAAGCTTTTGATTATAAATAAACTAGATAAGGTGAAACAAATGAAAACATTTGTCCGCACCAAAAATGGATTTAAGGTTACTGGCTCTGAAGGTTTTGTTGCTATTGATAAGACAAGTAACGGCGCCGTTAAATTGGTCGACCGTCTTGAATTTTCAATGAATAATTTCAGTAAAGACGTGATAAAGGGTTGGGAACGATAATATATGGGAACTATGATACAGTCATTTAAACAATTTAAAGAAGCAACGGAGAAAGGTGTAGTATTTACTTTTGGTAGATTTAATCCGCCGACGACTGGCCACGAGAAGTTAATGAAAAAAGTAACATCTCTTGCTAAGGGTAACGACTACAAAATTTTCGCATCTCAATCGAATGATGCAAAAAAGAATCCGTTAGGTTATAAAGAGAAAGTACAACTTCTTCGTAAAATATTTCCTAAGTATGGCCGTAACATAGTTTATGATAAGAAGATTAAAAATTCTTTAGATGCTCTCGTGTATCTTTACAAGCAGGGTTACACAAAAGTAACAATGGTTGTTGGTGCTGATAGGGTACCAGACTTTAAAAAGTTACTTAATAAGTATAATGGTGAGAAATCTCGTCATGGTTACTACGATTTTTCAGACGGTATTAATATTGTTTCTGCTGGTGAAAGAGACCCCGATTCTGACGATGTATCAGGTATGTCAGCATCTAAAATGAGAGCTGCTGCACAATCTGGTGATTTCAAATCTTTTGCAAAAGGATTACCTGATAACTACGGAGATAAAATTGGAGTGTTTAATCTACTTCGTAGTCGAATGGGTTTAAAAGAAATGACTAATTTCAGAACTCATATTGAATTAGCAACAACCGATCTAAGAGAAAAATATGTTGCAGGAGAAGTATTTAACGAAGGTGATGAGTTTTTAAATGAGCACGGAAACGTGTTAGTTGTGCTAGAAAGAAAATCAAACTTTATCATAGGTTCTGATGAGAACAAATACTTTATTAATAAGATTCAAGAAGTTCGTCAAGACCCCGATGTAAAAGATAAGAAAGGTACTCAACCTGCAAAATATTACGCAGGAATCAAAACAAAATCTACAAAGGATAAAAGAGATGCTCACTTTAAGAAAGGGGCAAAGAAAGATGACGATGATCCAAGTGCGTATAAGCCAGCACCTGGTGATAAAGGAGCAAAGACAAAACCCTCGAAGCATACAAAGAAATTTAAAGATATGTTTGGAGAAGATAAAAATCCAATCGTAGACACTGAAGATAGCGTAGAAGAAGGCGTAAATGATCCAGCAATCTTTAAAGCAGTCTTTCTTGCAGGTGGACCAGGTTCTGGTAAATCTTTTACTATTGGTAAAACTGGTTTACAGGCTCTCGGGTTTAAACTTATTAACTCCGATGATAACTTTGAAAAGGCGATTAAGAAAGCTGGTGCTACAATGGACCCCGATTTTATATATTCACCAAAAGGCCAAGACATTCGAAATAAAGCAAAAGCTCTTACAGCAAGACAACAAGAAATGTATCTGAAAGGACGTCTTGGTCTAGTCATTGATGGAACAGGAAAAAATTACGAGAAGATTAAAAAGCAAGCTCGAGACCTCGAAGCATTAGGTTATGATACTGCTATGATTTTTGTAAATACAAATCTTGAGACTGCAGTCAAAAGAGATTCACAAAGACCACGCACACTCGGCGCAAAGGCAGTCGAAAAGATGTGGGCTGAAGTTCAAAAGAACATTGGTAAATTTCAATCTTTATTTAACAGAGACTTTCAAATTGTTGATAATTCAGAAGGTGCAAATTGGCAGAAAGCTACAACTGATGCTTATAAGAAAATGGCTAAGTTTGCTAAGAAAACACCGACTAATAAGATTGCAAGAGGTTGGATAAAGAAGCAACTCGGTGAAGATATTGAATTATCCGAAGAAGGTATCGAAGAAAATGTTACAGCTTCATTAAAGAAGAAAGCAAAGAAGTCTGGTATGCCTCTTGGTATATTAAGAAAAGTTTATAATAGAGGTGTTGCGGCATGGAGAACTGGTCATAGACCAGGTACTAATCCAACGCAATGGGGGTTAGCTCGAGTCAATTCTTTTGCCACCAAGTCAAAAGGAACTTGGGGTGGAGCAGATAAAGATTTAGCAGCAAAAGCACGATGAATACATTTAAAGATTTTTTAAACGAAAAAGTTAACTATATGAATCTGAATCAACTGAAGAAACAGTTGAAAAAAGATTATGGCTCTAAGGCAAGCTCTCTTAAAATCGTAAAGATAAAGGGTGGAGTATCAATTCAAACACCAAGTGGCCAAGAGCTTGAAAGATATAACAATGTGCCTAAGTTAGGATACACTGTAGTTGAAAACGCTCTAGATGAAGCAAAGAAAGTAATTGCTCAGGTTGAATTATGGAATGGTAAAAAGATGAAAAAGTCTTTTAAGAACCAATCAGCCGCAGAAAAGTTTATAAAGAAAATGCAAGATCAAGAAGATGTTCGTGGATACAATATGTATGCAGAATCGGCCCAGCTTGAAGAATCAAGAGGCGACCTTATGAAGAACGCCGAGTATCTTAAGCTTATAAATCAAGCAATGAGTGCAATGCCTGGTTCACCAAAACAAAAAGGTATCATTAAAAAGATAAATGCAATTCGTGTTAAGGCTGGCTTTAAAGCTTTAGATGAAGCTGACGGATGTTGGGACGGATTTAAAAAAGTCGGTATGAAGAAGAAAGGCGACAAGCTCGTTCCTAATTGCATACCCGAAGGTAAAGGAAAGCCCGAAAGTTGGGAATCAGGCTTTGAAAGACGTGTTGTAAAAACAACTAAGCCCGAACATAAAGAAAAAGGATATGATTGGAGAATTAAAGGAAAGGATAGAGCCGAAGTAACAATTAAACTCTATCGAACTAAACCAAGCTTTGCAGAATTTAAGAAACAAATGAAAAGAGTCGCAGGACACGAATTTGGTGGATAATGATTACAAAGAAACAATTAGATACTATTGAAAGATTTGCAGATAAGCTTTGGGCTAAGGTAGGTCTTGATATAGAATTTACTCGTCACTTTCTCGACCGTGTTAATGACGCTCGAAATAAGAAGCAAATAACAGGTGGAGAGATTCAAAGATTATTTAAGCAATCATTTAGAAGACACGGAAAGAAAATCTCAGCTCTTGGTAAAGGGGCAGAAGCAGTCATAAAAGATATGGAAACTGATATCAATATGCCATTTGTTTTACAGTTAGACAAGAATGGTGAGGTTGATTTGATAGCAAAGACCGTAATGAGAAAGAAAGATTTTAAAACATCAAATAAAAAATTTACAGTAGAAAGTGGAGCTGGTGAACAAGGTACAGATGAGCTTTCTTATAAATACAAGAAAGACACACCGGGTCAATCATCTAATGGGAAAAATATGAAAGAAAAACAGTCAGACAAAGCTTTAGACATTAAAAGTCTTGAAAAACTAATTAAGAGCCCGTCACCTCGTATGGTGAAAATGTACGGCAAGAGCAAGTATATTAATATGCTTAAAAAGAAACTTGCTAAACTAAAAGAGACGATTGAAGAATCTACTTTAAATTACGCCCGTACAATGAAAGCGATCGATAAAGAGCGAAAGATGAAAAACATCTCAGCCAAAGACAAAGCTACTCTTGGAAAGATTGCAGACCTAATGAAACAGTTAAAAGCTGAAGATGCAGTTTCTCGGGCTAAGGAAAAAGCAGATTTAAAGAAAAAACATCAAGACGAGATTGAAAGAGAAAGAGACGAAATCAAAAGTATTAGTACTGAGGCTGTAAAAGACTTTAAGCCACACATGATGTATGACCCTAAGACTGGTAAAGCGTATAAAGCAAATACACATGACGACCATCTAAAGATGAAAGACATGGGTTATACTCATGAAAAACCAGTCGATCTTGAAGAAAATCGTGCCGTTGTTTATAATCCTAAGCTAATTAAATTGTTTATTAAACAGGTAGAGAAAAAGTTTCCAAAGTATAAAGGTGAAATTCAACAGGCTGAAAAAGATGAAATCGTTTTTCCAAATGACCCTAAACTAATTAAATTTTTTAAAGGTGCAAGAGAAGTCAAGTTTGTTCTTAGCGATTCTGTTGAAGAAGCAGTCAAATTTTGGAAGGTTACTATTACTAAGAAAACTGGTAAACTATTTAAAGGTCAGACAGTTGACGTAAAAGCGCGCAACTCTGCTGAAGCTATTAAGAAAGGAATTAAGCAAATGAAAGGCAATCCTGCACTAGTTCCAAGTGGTAGTGTAGATGCAGTATTAGGAGAATCTACTGAAATACATGAAAAATTAGATAAAGATGATGTACCATTCGTAAAAGATTTAATTAAGAATTTAAGAAAGGG